CTTATAAAGACAAGTAAGGCTCTAATAGGTCAGGTTATCCACGAATTTATTGAGTGGGCCGACCATAATGGAATCAACTGGGCGAAAGCTCGGATGAAGTCATTAAAGGTTGATTACATTCGATTTATGAATGGACAGCCCCCTGTATCTGGTGTTCGACGTAAGAGAAACTCATCATTACCTTATGGTGTATTCTCGAGGTTGTGGAAGATGGCCGATTCTCATATCGTGCTAAATATTCTCAATCTGTACACCAGATTCCCTAAACAACTGAGTGAACAGGATTTCCTTGAATCCGAGCAGGTTATTTCCTACAATCCAGATAGAATCACTTTTCAAGATGATTACTATATGGATCTCGTTTCCAAGGTTGCTAGAGCGATGTATAGCCCCCACAGATTGGCAAATTTAACGCCTTTTCTGAGTATGGAGCATTCATCGTCTTCTCCTCCTGTCTCTCCCTTAATCAGTACATATTTGTATGTGCCTAATGAAAAAGGCTTCTCTCAAATCTACCGATCTTATAATGGTCGGAGAAATAAAGGGATGCACAATCTCGAAGATGAAATACTTATGTGGAAACTGAATAAGAGGTTGATTATGGATAGTATTCCTGAGTCAGAAATGATTACGCTGGAGACGGGTCTTGCCCGTGCAGCTGTCCGGGGTGATTTTGGCCTTAAAAACCAATATTACTCTGGTGAAATTAATTTCGTTCCTGATAAGGGGAAACTCCGTCATGTTGCAGCCCCATATAGGTTTAATCAACATTTGACACGTCCCTTGGGAGATTTCATCTATAACTTTTTGAAGAATAGATGCCCTTGGGATTGCACCTTTGATCAACAAAAACCTATATCCTTCATCAAATCTTGGTTGGCATTGGGCCAAAAGGTTTGGTGTTTTGATCTAAAGAAGGCTACGGATTCAATTCCTTTAAGATTTCAAATTTCTATCTTAGAGGATTTAATTGATCCCCGAGACCACTTCCATATTAAAATCTTTGAGATTATATCTAAAGGTGTATGGTCGTGGAAAGAGTCTCCAGGTCGCTATGTCCAGTGGTTAACTGGTCAGCCCCTAGGACTTTATCCTTCTTTTGGGAGCTTTGCATTATTCCATGGTCTTTTGCTTAGAGCTTTGGATATCCGATGTTCTTACAAAGGAGTTCTGAAGCCTGAACAACGCTTTTATATTATTGGTGATGATGTTATCATCTTTACTGAGGAGTTAGCCGTTGCTTATAGGCAATGTCTGATGAACCTTCAGATCCCAATAAGTGAAAGCAAGACATTAACACGTGGAGTGGTAGGTGAATTTGCTGGAAAAATAATAACCAAAGACGGGATATTCGAACCCGTTAATTGGTCTTTTCATCCAGACAACGTAATAGATATAGGGTATCGATTAGGTAGAAATATCTTGAGATACCTGAATCCAGAAGCCAGAGAGTTATTAACTCTGGTTGGGGATCTTCCATATCCTTATGGTTGTAATTGGTTTTCACCTATACCTTATGAAGAAAAGGTATGCATAGTAGAAGAGTTAAAGAGCCAAAATAGTCCAGATGGTGACAATCCTGAATTACAGCTTAAACGAATATTAAGCGAAGTAACTGAAAATTTACTAAACCACAGTGGTATTAGTAAGTTACAGTCCGATTGCAGCGATGCAATGGATAGAAGGGTTGGTTTCGCATACTCACGATTGGCTCGTGATACATGTGAAAAGCTATTTGGCGTTGGCCATAAGCTAAACCCTATTTCGATGAAAATGAGACAATCATTTAATCAATTAGGATGGCTGAGGCTACACTCATTAAAGCTTAAAACTCTTCGCATAGCTCATAAAAAGGAGCTGTCAATAATGACTGGAAGCATTAAGTCTAATAAGTAGCTGTTCTAGC